TGCAACACAAGTTAACTGTCTGTGGTGCTGCTCCGAGATCTAGCATTCCTCACGGTTTTATACACGGTTTTCCTTCCGGCATGTTGTTTGGGTGTAACATCAGGGTTCGTAACACGCAAACGTGTTCTACGAGGTGGACCTGAGGACACCGTCCCAGTTGATCTGGGACGGCTCGGAATAGAGGGTGAGGGTGATGGGTAGCGAATGTCCCCATCCACGACTACAGGAAGTACAGTGATAGGCTCTATACGTTCATGTAGGTCGGGTGGGTCAAGGAGGTCTCTAAGGCATGTCACTGACAGCAACCATTGGATGAGTCTGGCGCTGTCATATTCTGGCAAGTCACGGACAGCCTGATCCGAATACCAATCACGGGGTTCATTCACGTATTGGACATCCTTCTCATAATGCGCGTTCCAATTATTAGAAATATTTTTAAACTGGTAGTTTCGACCAGCTAGCTGTTTGACAGTGCTCACAAACGGACCAATGATGGGTGTAAATTCATCAGTGAGCCAATATGCATAACTCTTGTCAACTAATTTCATAATGTCTGTAATGTGACTAGGCAAGTTTGTCGTGACATGGAATTTCGAAAGTGTTCTTGGAAGATCACACATGCTGGCGAGGTCGCCGGACCACACATCTGGACCATACTTTCTCGAGAGAAAGCAGATACCAAAAGTGTGGCGCTCAACGACTTCAGCAGTGAGCACTTGGCCACATCGTTTAGCTGCTGACACATATACAGATGATTTGATGTCGGCTGTCAGTCCGTCATCTCCACCGTAGATGCCCAGCAGTGAGTATGCAACTCTGGGGTCATAATAATGCCCAAACTCATCTCTCGACATTCTAAAAGCTAAATAAGCTATGAAGGCATTGTCGATCGAATTGAAGATTGACGTCTCAGGTGACCCTGATGCGCGCGCCAATCCCTGTTCATAATGGACCACGTCACCACGGACTGAGTCCATGGTGCCGTGCAACATAATCTGTGATCTCATCAAATCCACAATGGTTTCAGAATACTCTGGTTTGAACGCACTTAGCACGATTTGTTTCTCCAGGTATCTCAAGACATCAGAAACATGTCCGTCCATCCTGGAGAAATCGGTGTTGACTGCCGTCTTCGCTTTGGACAATACATGGCACACGCGGACAGAGACATCATACGGTGTCTTGCCGAACGCGTACCAATCGTGACGTTTAACAACGTCAGCAAGGGCATACATGAACTGAGAATAGTCCATCTTGTCAACTCCATTAATCGTGGTAATAATGCGTGGGTCGCTAATCTTCTGGTAAGCCTCACGTTTCATGAAGCTCTTTGCAACGCGTTTTGGTCGCATGCATTCTGCTTCCCGCAAAATACGCCTCTGGGAGGGGCGGTTTTGCAGCTCGTACACCATTTCAGGTTCATACGGCACGAGGTTTCCAGAGGATTGACATAGCGTCAAGCCAACGAATTCATTAACACACCTGATCATAAACTGATCAAGCAACGTGGTATTCTTAACTTTCTCTATCCGTCCAACAATGGCTTGTCGGTTATTCGACTCTGTTAAAGCCGGGCAGAAGGCACCATCGAGCAAGGGCTTCATAAAACTGACAAGGGATTGTTTCGCTTCAGGATCATATTCGGTGGGGTTGAACTGATAGCTCCGTGAGTAACTTTCCACAGGAAAAACTATCGGCCAACGTTGGGCAAGTTTGGCAAGGTGGTATTCGTAAAGAATGGCGGATCCGTCAGATTCGCCAGGCAAACGGGACTTGACCTGGGGTAAGGTCAAGCCAACTTTCGACGTCCGTGCTATGCTGGCAAGATAAGAGTCAGTTGCTGACGGTATTTCACAAGCCACGTGTTCTCCCACGCGTCCAGTGCTAATACTGACTCCTTCTTTCGTGTGACGTTCCAGTCTGAGAAACGAGCCGACAACAGGGTTCAACCTGTCGAGGGATTTTCCGACTAGAAAGCAGGCCAACAAGGCTGGTAAGCCCCACCACTTGCATAAAGGTGTTAACAAGACGAGTTGATGGTCTTCGTCCATGCCGCGTTTGTCAACATTGAATGTTGCAACGGCATAAACAATACCAAGAAATTTCTTTCTGACGACGATCGTGTCGGTGTTATAGTTCCAAACAGGATGTTTGTAGCTAGCACCTCCAGACACCATGTACTCCACTTCACCATCCTGATCAAAGGTGAATGAGTATTCTCCAGTCGAGCGAGAGACAGTGCTCGGTTGGAAGGTGTACAGTATCACGGGTCTAAAATTGTCATAACAGAAGTCGTTCATTTCGACATATTGGTCAACATCAACCATTGCAACAAGGTCACCTCCTTGCGGCATGAAAGCAGCTGGTGCAGCGGCTAAGTCTTTGGCCCAGTAATAATCCCTGGACCCAAGACGTTGGTTACGTTGGTCGGACTTTGAACATTGGTAAAACCAGACGCGTCTTGCCAAACCTTTGGCAAATTGCTCAATGAAAAATGATCCTGTGCTCCGGTTACAAGCCGAAGCACCATGCGTATGACGTCGAGGTGTCTTTAATAGGATCATCTCTTCGTCTACGAATCTAGATCGCAGTGTCTCTGGCCTTAAGCCATAACGCACTGCAGTATGATTTATGATTGTGCTGTACCCAACAGACAACCAACGGCTCATTCGGCGCAAGTAGTTCCATATAACTCCTGTTGCTACTAGGCCTAAAGGCAATGCTCCGCAAACAATAATAACTCTCGTTTTATAGGAACTCATATTTTT